ATGAAGTTCTCAGTGCGATTAAACGGTACCTCAGATCTACAACCAACGCTATTCAAACATAACGGCAAAGTGTTGTTTGACATATTTCCAGACGTGCAGTTCTACGATTATACTAAAGTCGCAAATCGTTTTCGTCTGATAGATCAATATCAAAATTATGATCTTACGTTCAGTTACTCTGGACACAACTGGCACGACTGCGAGTATATATTAAACAACGAATATGGTCGTGTAGCTGTCGTATTCGAAAAGAATTTACCTGAAACTTATAAAGGTTACAAAGTAGTTGACGGTGACGCATACGATATGCGATACGTAGACGATAAGAACGTTATCGTTGGTCTTAAATTCAAACGCGTTAAGAACAAAGTAGAAAAGACTAACAACGCTTTCATCGTTGCTATAGACGATATTAACAGAAAATAATTATAAACTTATAAAAATAATGATTATGAAAACAGCAGTTGAACAATTAGCCGAATTATTAAGATTAAGACATAAAGAAGCACATGATGACTTAATCGAAGACATTGAATACTTTAAGAAGATCGAACAATCCCAAATCGAAGAGGCATTCTATAGTGGTAATCAAATACCAGGTAACTGGGAAGGCGATTCAACTAACTACTATAACGAAACATTTAACAAATAAAATTAAAGTTATGAAATACATACTAACAACCGCCAAAAATATTTACGAAAAGTGTTATGGCGTAAAAGCGCTTAGACATAAAAAAGGTACTAAAATATCAATGAGTGAAAAATACTTTAATGAACTAAAAGAAAATGGTAGTGTTGAATTAATTTTAGGATTTGGAGAATATATATCTACTACTAAATATAAATTATCAGATTTTGAATCTGAAGTAACTGTCGAAAAACAAATTAATCAAAAAATAAAATTATAAAATAATAAAAAATAAAAGTTATGAAAAAGCAAGATTTTGAACAAGTGGATGGAATGTATTACATCGGTAACGTGATTGATACTGATGGCGATGGTTGGGTAAATGAGAGTGACTTCTCTTCGTGGTTCGTATCAAAAGCAGTAGAGTTATTCGTAGAAACTTTGCAACTAGAATTCGTAGACATAGACGAACAGTCTGAGAAATGGCATGATCTCTATTCTAAAGAATGTGAATTGTACGGCATGTTGAGTCAGTTTACAAAAACAGAATCCTCAGAATACAAGAAGTGTATCGCAAAAGAAACATTCAAGTGGAGAATAAAGCAAGTGACAGGTTTCTTTATGCTAGGTAAAAATCACGACTTCAACGACGAAGGACATGGATACATCTCAACTTCTGCAGAATGGGGCGGTACGAAGGTCGATATCATAATATACAGAAAACAAGATCGTCAACCAGAATTTTTTATAGACACTTGGGACGGAGACAGAAGTAGAGAATCAAGAATCGCTGCAGAAAAAGACATGGAAAAAAGATTTTACAATTACATTTCAAATCAATAAATTTAAAAAAAACAATAAGTTATGAAAACATCTGACAAAATTATTACACTGATGATCGCAACGTTTATTTCAGGATGCGCAATAGCAATAGCTATGGCATTCGCAGTTACATTTGCAACAATTTTCGGTTAATATAAAAAAATTAAAGTTATGAAATATCAATTCTCAATTCAAAACGACAGAGTAAAATATCTGCTTAACGAATTATCAAATCAAATTTTAATCGTCAGTCAAGACGATATGTGGACAAAAGTAGAAATCACAATAGAAAATTCTTCAGACGTATTAAAAGTGTTTCATGCAGGCTGCAGAACGGGCGTAGAAGCTATGATGCCGGCCAACTGGAAAGATTAAACTTTCTATACATAAAAAATAAACTTTTTTAGTTCAAAAAGCTTTTATATATTTACTCTATAACAATTAAACAAAAACAAAAAACACGTTATGAAAAAAACAAACAGCACACCGAAGAGCAATCGTCCATCGACGTACACTAAGTTGACTTACATTCAAAAAGTTAGTCGTATAAATCGTCGTCTTCGTACAGGAGATATTAGCCGTATCGCTGATGAGACTGGTTATTCTACAACTCACGTATCTGACGTAGTTAGCGGTAAGTACTTCAACGATTCTATCGTTAACAAAGCTTACGATATGACTCGTAGCCGTGTATCGAATGCGGTTAAGTTGAGCAAGTTAGCCAACGCGTAATCTCCCACTCATTCTATTATGAAGCAATACTAACGCTTCACCCAAGATCAGTTACTTGTAACGGTTTATCTAAGCCAACACAATAGCTGATCTTTTTTTATATGTTTAAATTCATATAAAAAACTATCATAATATCCTCACAATATATAGATATATGCAGCATTAGAAAGTTTATCGAGAGCTCACCCCGTGCTCACCATTTAGCTCAAAGGGGGCCTACCAATAGGCTAACATAGGGGCCCACCCCAATACTCACCCCAAGGGGCCCTCACCAACAGATTGTATACCAAAAAGATATATATTCACCTAAGAAATATATGTAAAGCGTTGGTTCTCCCTGAAGTATTTTTGAAAATAGTTGCTAAATAATTTTTTTGTTCGAAAAAGCCATCGTATATTTACTCTATTAACGGCAACAAACAGCCTAATCATTAAAAAAATATATAATATGAACAAAGTAACAACTTACAACGACGCTATCTGGAATACTTCATCTCAGGAGCAAACAGTTTATTTGAACAAAGCTGCAACTAAATTCACTGAAAAAGCTAGTAGCGGTACACGTGTAGAGTACGTTGACTTCTTCGGTAAGAAGCAAATCATTGCGTGTAAGACCAACAAACAGTTGAAAGAAGCAATGCAATTTTTGTCGATGCTTAAGCGTGAGTCGTCTACTATCAATCAGATCTGTGCTCAGTACAACGTTAAGAATGGTAAGTTTCAAAATTTATCTAAGCTCAAGCAAGAATTAAAAAATGCGGGACTTACTGCATCTGCTGTTAATCGTTTAGCTGTTATTAAGTAATAGCTATCACATCGTATACAAAAATTATTAAATATAAAAAATCAAAGTTATGAACAATCCTTACATCGACATTACTGGAGTAGACAGAAGCGAACAAATCGAAGACGCATTTGCGAGTACGTTAGAAGATATTAAGAATGATCCAGAATTTTATGCTGAATTAGTTAACGATCTTATGTTTCATATTGCACGCGGTACAGGCACAACGCAGATCATGCAGATGGCCATTAACAATTTTGAAAATAATAAAAAAGTAATTTACTGCGACGATCACCGTAACACGTATACTCACGCGCAACAGTCTTACGCAGACAGATCAGACTACGCAAGAGAGCTATACGAAAGCGGTAGAATAGATCACATACAAATGGCTGAAATGAGAATGGGCGCTTAATTAATTTAAACTAAACAATAAAAGTTATGTACAATTACACACTATCACAATTAAGAATGTTAGATACCATCGAACAATCGTGGGACGGAGCCGAGCTCAAGATCGAAGAAGACGGTTTAAAAGTATGGTTGGTGCCAGTATCGAATCGACCGTACGATGGAGATTATCAAGTTGAAACGTTGAACAATGAAGGTCGATGGGTTATCGAAGATTGCTATTTTAATCAATAAAAAAAAACTAAAGTTATGAAAATGGACTACACACACTACGACGAAGACAAACAAGCATCAGAAAACATGAGCACAAACGACAAAGCAAAAGCAATTGCAAGAGAAATGGTTGGAGACGGACAGTCGCCTAATTTATGGTTCGTTACTTACGGTCCATACATCGCAGTGTCTGATGAAGATGGCTACGACTTCGAATTGATCGAAGGCTATAGTTCTACCAAAGACACTTTCACACAAGGACCTTTCACGTCGTATGAAGAAGCGTTAGAGTGTTACGATGAAATAGAATTGAGTTTCGATTATGGAGTTGAACAAGCATTCATAGAAGACAGAGAGTGCGGCGTAGTTACAGAAAAGTGGTTGTACAAACGTGTAAGAACTGAGTACGTACAAGACGAATACGATAATTCAAAAAGATTCTACAAAAATAATTAATAAAATAAAAAAAAACAAAAGTTATGAAAGCATTATTGATAGATTCAAAAAACAGATTAGTAAAACAAATCGAAATCGGTGAACACTACACTGAAATTTCAAAAGCGATAGACTGTGAAGTATTCACCGCTCCTCACATTATGCAAGACAACGATACGTTGTACTGCGATGACGAAGGTCTACTTAAAGATCCACAGAATTTCTTCTTACTCGATAGTTATCCTCAACCGTTAGCAGGAAATGGTTTAATTTTGGGCTGCGATGACGAAGGAGAAAGCACAGACGTTAGCATGAGTCTTGCTGAATTATCAAGTAGGGTTACATTCATGAACGTACACGAAGCTTTTAACTGGTCACTGAAACAATCTTATCAATTTAATTAATAACAAAACTCATGAGTACAGAAATGATCACAAAAGAGGAATTAGAATTTTGCTATTACAAGAGAGGCAATGCTGGTGGATTCAAAACAAAACTGATCGAAGCCATATTTGCAGCAGACGACGAAAATAGGAATAGATTAGCTCAAGGCTTTCCAGAATTGGTCGAAGTAGTTAATAGATACAACCGAGAGAAAGGATATTGGCCTGATTTGCAGAGCAGATTCGAAAATTATTAAACAACTTATTCAAAAATTGTAAACCAAAAAATTAAAGTTATGCCTAAATGTAAAGTATGTCAAGAAGAAATACACCCGCTTCGAGTAAAAATGGGATATAAAACAACATGTGTTAAGCACTCAACCTCTGAGAGATACACAGGATTCGTAGTAACAGACGGCAAAACTGCTGATGCTATTCAAATCATCAAAGATCCAGAAATCGGTCGTCAGTTGGTGGAAATGAGTAACGTTTACGGTCACTAACTAATATTTATTGTATATGGCAATAGACTTAAAAACATACGGAGATCTAAAGAAATTAATCAAAGCTATATCAGTAAAACAAAAAGGCGAAAAGATTATTTCTCAAGGTAAAGAATTTGCTTTAGATCAATTATTAGGCCTCATACCGGGCGCTTCTAATGCGAAAACTGCATTTAACTTTTTTTCTGCGGCATTCAAAAAACCTGATACGAAAAAGACAGGAACGTGGTTGGACAAATTAGATATAGATGATGATATGTCTAATATAGTTGACGATACTGTTGAAAATGGTTTTATGAAAGCTTTATCAGCGACTCTCGAAAAAGAACCAGATACCAAACTGCTAGAACCGGATTTTAATATGAACGCCAAAATGGTCGATTATCTAAGAAGCAAACACAACGGTCGATTCGTATCAGGAATTAAAGAAAACATAAACAATAAAAACAAAAAAATGGCAAAATATAATTTTGAGAATCTTAGTCCAGACGAACAAACTAAACTCAAAGAATACGTTGAAAGTGTTAAAGAAATAAAAAAAGAAATTAAGAAGCTAATAAAAAAATCTAACACTAAAAAGATAGAGTCTGAAGGAGGAAACATGTCGAGTGGACTTACACTATCTGCCGATTAAAAGAATGTAGATACACTAACAAGATAAAGCCCTCTTTTAGAGGGTTTTTTTATAAATTTACCATATCATGAATCTAATATACGGACTTTTGTGGGGATTGTTTGCACAGATAACAACATTCTTGCAATTACAAGGACAGATGAAATATGATGTACTTAAAAACAATACATGGTTTCTTGTGTTAATGGGATTGCCAATATCGTATATGTTTATGCAATCTGTAAAGAACTTCGTATTAGCATTCGATGGTCAAATTTGGCCAAGCAGATTGTTAGGATTTGGATTGGGAGTTATAGTATTCTCGATCATGTCTTCTATGTTATTTAAAGAGCCGTTTACATTAAAGACAATCACATGTTTATTTTTAGGTGTGTGCATAATACTAATACAACTATTTTGGAAATAATAAAACAATAAGTTATGAAAACACTAAAGCGAAAGCTACAATACAAATTAGAAAGCCTTAGATACTGGAAAGCATTGTTTAGTCCATTCAGACCATTTACTATAAAATTCTACGCTGGTAAAACTGCAATCGGTGTCCCATATTTCTTTCCAAGAAAATGGGTAAAGGCAACACCTGAGTTAGCTCACAAGGCAACTTTAGAGCATATAAAATCTGAAGAAAGATACAACGAAATGAATCCTAAGTATGCTCGTGAAATAAAACCATATGAAGAAATATATAAGGAAAAACTCAGATGTAGTTATTCAAAGTCAATCAAAGTAGGATTCGATTCATGCGGATTAGGATGGAAGACCAAGTGGTATGACAACGACTTTAGATACGAATATAGTCCGGTATTTACATTTGTATTCTTTGGTTATCAGATAGCGTGGATGATTGGTCACAGAGATGTTAATCATTATTGGGAAGCTTGGTTATATTATGAATATGCTACCGATAAAAGCAAATCTAAGAAAGAAAGAATAGCTCAGTGTAGAAAACAATTTCCACAGACATGGACTAGCCATTATCCAGACGGTAGTGAAGTTACCGTAGACTATTACAATAAGATACTTAAACCCAAATATTTAAACTAATGAAATACAAAATTAAAAATATAATAAGAGGCATTAAGAATCTATGGAAGTGGCGTAAGACAATCTATTACGATAGAGATTGGGATTATTGGTACATATATGAGATGCTTAAAGTTAAACTTAAGTTCAATGCTGAATATGCAGAGAAATATGGTTATCACGAGAACTCTATCAATGATGCTCATATGATGAGATACATAGCAGATCTAATAGATAAAGTTCAAAGCGAATCTTATATAGATCAAAGTCTGATGGATAAATTTACCACTAATCATAGAATAGATGAGGCTGTAACTAAACACAACCTCTGTAGAAAAGAGATATTCAAATTGATGGAAGAGAATATAGAAAGTTGGTGGGAATAATGAAAAAATAAATATATGAAAACAGTTGTAATAGGCGACATACACGGAAGATCAGTATGGAAATTGATCTATGAAATGGAGAAGCCTGATAAAATGATATTCGTAGGAGACTACTTCGATTCATTCGATATTAAAGGCGCAGATCAATTAAGTAATTTCCAAGACATAATCGCATTCAAAGAGAGTGGAGTATGCGAAGTAATTCTATTGATAGGCAATCACGATCATCATTATTTTCCAGAAGTAGGAGATACTGGAACTAGCGGTTATCAACACATGTTGTCTCCATCTATTCAATATGTAATAGATCAAAATAGAAAGCATCTGCAAATGGCGTATCAGACTGGAGAATATTTATTCACTCATGCTGGAGTAAGTAGTAAATTCATGGATAATTTATTTAACGATGAGTTTGGTTGGAAGGTAGAGAATATAGCTATTGATCTAAATGAAATGTTTAAATATAAACCTAAAGAGTTTGAGTTTGGTATAAATTGTAAAGTTCAATATCTTGATTCTTACGGGGATAACGAAGATCAGTCTCCAATCTGGATCAGACCAAAATCTTTGATGAGAGCCAATAAAGATACACTTCGTAAACAAGTTATTCAAATAGTTGGTCACACAGAGCAACGTCAAATAGATAAGAAAGGCGGAGCCACAGGAAGCAGATACTACTTCATAGATACACTTGGAACTAGTGGAGAGTACATGATTATAGAAAACAATAAAATAAAATTCGCAACAATAAAATAATAAGTTATGTTAAAAGGACACTTACATCAATTACATAAGAGTAAAAAATGGGTTGTTAGATATATGAGAACACCTCAGATTCTAACAGAATTGCCTGTGCATCCAGAAGATGCTGAGCTTTTAATTAAGTCAGATCATCTAACGGAAGTATATTTTCAAGTAGAAACAACTGCAATAGGCGAATCTGAATATGATATTATAGATTGTGATGTCGCTAAATTAGAATTACTATAACAATTTAAAAAATAAAACTATGTGGAAAGTATACTTGTTAGAGTTCATTATCGTTGTCATCGTATCTGCATTATGGGTGAGGGGCATAGATAAAATGATGCAAGATCATCCTGATTACAAAGGCGAAGATTTCTTAAATTAAAAAAATAAATTAAAATGAAAAAATACATCAGCGTTATATTTAATATTTGTTTAATCTCTATGATTGTATATATAGTGTATAATCAAAAATCTCAAATAAAAAGACTAGAGTCGAAAAATGCGATATTAACTAAACAATACGACTCTATAAAATCTGAATGTTTTGTTGCATATATACATCAGCAAAGATTAGAAAAGATAATCGATAAATCAGAGGAAATGAGTCCTGACTGCAAAGAAGAATTTGAAAAGATGCTACATGAAACAGAATAAAAAGAAACAAGACAAACAGATAATCCACGTGGTAAAAAGAGAACCTGGAAAACCACACAAGTATCATAGATCTCGTTTGAAACTAAATAAAGATGGATCAATAACTATTTATGAATAGTCAGAATATTTATATATGCTATGATAAAATTAACAAATATAATAAGAGAAATTAACTTTGGTACAGGACATGCGTCTTCAAATGCTGCAGAAGATATATCTTCAGACGCTATATATATGAATGGAATTGATGACGAACTTCGAGACGATAGTGATAGAGACTACGACGAATTGGAAATTCCAGTCACTAATCCTAAATTTCAAAGAGAGCTAAAGAAAAAGTTTATAGTAATTGGAGAATCCAACGGTTATAGGTTATTGTTAGAAAAACAAAGTAGATTAAGAGATATTAAATACTATCTGGTTGATTTGAATGCTAAAGTAATTGGTGGGTATTTCGTAGGCATAATGAAAACAGAATTAAATTCTGGAGATTTCTATAATCTTAAAAAGGGATTCGGTGTTGAGATAGAGACAGTACATTGGTCGAATATAGCTATAGAATTAAGAGGTTCTGGTCTTGGCAAATTAATGTATACCATGGTGTACGAATACGTTAAGAGCAGTGGAAGAGCGTTAGGAAGCGATAGCATGTTGTTCGAAGGATCTGCGGGTATGTGGATGAATTATATGCCGTCAATAGCAAGATATTTTGGTATCATAATAAACGATTTGATGTTGCCAATCATGCCAGAAGAATTAAATAAAAAGAATAAATCTGCTTTTGAAACCTACGGAGTAGACGGATTTGTCGCGATGGAAACTCCACCACCAATGGTAAGAAAAATCGCTTACAACGTTAAAGGCCTATCATTCATAAAAGGAGAATATGGAGTTGTGAGAATGGAAGGCAAAGTAAATGACGATATAGAAGTTACTCCTATGAATATGGGAGCATCTAGATCAAGATCTATGCAATCTACAGAAGAGTACGTTAGGTTTATAGACTATATAAACAACTTCGATACTCTAAAACAACTAATAAATTCGCCTATTAGTTATAGTATAAGAGATACTATAGGCGCAAAACAAACAAAATTCAAAACTATGCTATTTGCATTCGAGGATGCTGTACTAGTAGTGAAAGAACTACCAAATGGATTATCAGTAACTCCTTTGTAACTCACAAGTTATTCTTTATATTGCTAAAAGCAATTAGTATATTTATATCAACAAAACAATATAGTTATGATAGATCAAAAGACATATATTATCAAGAGACCGAAAAAAGATCCTCGATACGATAAGACGATACATCAAAGCGAAATAGAAAAAGCTTTGTGGACACTCGGAGCTAATTACTACAGGCTCACCAAAGAAGAAGAAGAAATCATTTTAAAACTAGCAAGCAAATATTAATTTATGGACAAAGTAATGTACTTTTCTACAGACAACTGTGCGCCTTGTAGAACACTAAAACCTATTGCGCAAGCCTTATCATCCGAAACTGGTATATCAATAGAATATGTAGACGCAAAACAACAATCTGATTTAGCGCAGAGTTATTCTATCATGCAAGTGCCGACTCTTTTGAGATTCAAAAATGGCGCGCTAATAAAGAGACACACAGGAATGGCAAGTAAAGAACAATTAAGAGATTTATTCATTTAAAAAAACAAAGTTATGAAGTGCATTCAAGCAGTAAGAGAAACAAAATATGCAAAAGTCGGAGACATCAAAAGAGTTTCTGATATAGAAGCCAACGAAAAGGTAGACACGAAATATTGGAAGTTTGTGCCTAAATCAGAGTGGAAAGGCGCAAGAAAAATCAGCACAGATCAAATGCTCAAAGAGCACGCTACTAACGTAGAAACTCCAAACAAAAAGAAATAGTTATGTTAATCGTAGACTTGGTTGAAAGAATAGAGAAGGCTTTCGAAACAAAACCTGAAGGTCGTAAGCGTAAAGAACTTTCAGAGTGGAAACTGTCGATCAATAAATTAATAGAACAAGTAAATAAGTTATCGAAAATTAAAATGTATAAAACGCAATGACACATTCAAGTTATTTAGAGTACTTCTTAGATCTTAAGAATACGTTTCAAAGCGGATATGAAGGAGTGCAACCAGAAAAGGAAATGGACAAGGATTTTGAAAAGACGTTTTTGTCTTTATTAATGGAAACCACTAAGCGAGCTTGGTCAGACTATCAACTCTCGATAAGAGAAACGTATCGACTTTCAGAAACCGAATTAGAGAAAGTCTGGTCTGATACAACTATGGAATCTACTAATAAGATGTTAGAGAAATTATCCAATCTTGGATATATCACAACTGGAGTTAATTCAAACGGAGATATAGTTTATTCTATATCAGAAGATGGTAGAGAATATCTTCAAAGCATAAATCACAAAAACTAAATAATAAAATGGCAGACTTCTCAAAACAGTGGTGCGAACTTAATGATCCAGAAATGCCGCATGACTTCGATATAGACGCAGTAGCAAGTACCATAAATCCTGGATGGTATAAATCCTACATATGTGAGGGATTTGGATTCACCGCAATCGGAAAAGACGATAACCATAAAATTACACTATATTTTCCTAATTCAGATTTAGAAAGCGGAGAATGGAAAGATTATAAAACATTTATAGAGCAACAGAATGAGACGAGATAATCAAATAATAATAGAGACACTTATAAATAAAATGTTTGAAATATCAGGATATTCAATTACATTTAAAGATATTAAGAATAGAAAAGACGAATGGTATACTGAATACACAATGACCGAAGACGAGTGCACAGAGTGGATGATATGGGGTTCTGAGTATTTGAAAAAAACGCTAAAAATAACTAAGAGAATGGCCGAAAGAGAGATGGCATCTTTTAATTTAAATTACGGATTGAAAATAGTAGAACCCCAAAACTAAAACAATGTCTAAAAGAAAAGCTCAGTACAAAAAAATAATAAAAGAGTGGAAAGAAGCAACGCGTCAAGAAGTGTGGCAAGGAGTTAGAGATAATTTTATATTTGGTTTTTTAGGAGCAATGCTAGTTGTATTTATAGCAATGAGAACAGACATCGCAGTAATAGCGGGTTATGTAGCATATTATTTTTTCATGGGTAAAATAGTCAACAGACCTAAATACGTTACAGATTTGGGTAAGCTTATAGTTTTTCCAATTCCTTCTGCACTCGGAGCATTTACAGGTTACAAATTAAGTTATATTTTATTAACACTAATAAATCAATAAAAGTTATGGGAAAAATAGGTTATGCATGTATTAACATGACTCTCGGCAAATCTGCCACTACAAATAGAGGCATGACATTAAAAACGTTTAGAGCGAAAGGATTACCTTATGTATCTGAACTCGCATTAAAAAATGCTCAAGACATTATCAAAATACTCAAATGGAACGAAGAGCACAACATAAAAATGTTTAGACTATCTTCTGCTCTCATACCTTGGGGCAATGCTATAAATATAGATGAGTTACCAGATATTGAAGCAATTACTGCAGCACTTAAAGAAGCTGGTGATTACGCAAGAGAACACGGTCATCGTATAACTACCCATCCTGGTCCATTTACAGTAATCGCATCTCCAAACAATAACGTAGTAGAAAACGCTATACGAGATTTAGAAATGCATGCTAAAGTATTTGATCTTATGGGTTTAAGTAGGACGCCATATAATAAGATCAACATACACGTAAACACTACTCAAGGCGGTAAGGAATTATCTATGAAGAGATTCTGCGATGCTTATTGGTGGCTATCAGATTCAGTTAGAAGTAGATTGGTTGTAGAGAACGATGACAAACCTAAGCAATATACAGTAGAAGATCTGATGTATGTACACAAGTTGATAGGTATTCCAATTACCTTCGATTACTTTCATCATTCACTAAATCCAGGAAATCAGACAGAAGAAGAAGCGCTTAAGTTGGCGGCTACAACATGGCCTGAAGGCATCACTCAAGCTGTACACTACAGCGAGAGCAAGAGGTTACACGAGAATAACCAGAAAGAAAATGCCAGAGCTCATAGCGATTATATAACCAAGTTGCCTGATAATTATAATCTGGAAATAGACATCATGACTGAATGCAAGATGAAAGAATTAGCAATCCTACCACTAATAAATAAACTATGAAACCAACAATCAAGCATAAAACTTGTGCCAAAATATGGCTAGCAGTAGCCACAATATCAGTAGCAATTTCAGCAGTATTACTAATGGCATCACTCATACACAATATCATAAAATAAAATGAAAACGCTAGTATTATTTATTACATTATTGATGGTGAATATAGTATTTCTAGCGCTTCTATCGTTGGTTGCATGGTGCGCAATCAGTTTTATTTGGCCAGCAGTAACGTATAAACAGGTTTATGGAGCATCTTTGTTGTTAGTACTATTGATATCGATAATAAGACCGATTAGATGAAGTCTTTAACTATGGTATTTAATTCACATACGAAAAGAATATAAGTCTAGACAGAAAAGAAATAGTTTTTTAATAGCGAATATAGTATTAAATTAGAGTTATGAAAAGAACAGAGAGAAACGACTATCACTGGGAAATTCAATATATGGACATAGATCCAGATTCCGGAGATACATCAGAACCCAGAACTGTAGCAACTACGAAGTGGTCAAATTACGCTAACGTAATACTAGACGCATTCATTGCGCAAGACGAGAATCCCAACAGACACTACTACATAGTTAAATGCGTTAATCACTCTATAAGAGAAGCGTATATAAAGGGTCACGAAGACAGAGATAGAGACATATTCAATTTAGGACAATTCTAAAAAAACAGTTATGAGGCAAGCGTTAACATACGACGACATACAACTAGTTCCATCTTATTCAGACGTAGAAAGCAGAAGACTGATAAGTTTGGAAACCAATATCACAAGAAATTACAAGATATATTCCCCTCTCGTTGCCGCTCCAATGGATACTGTATGCGAATACGATATGGCATACGCCTTATTCTTACAAGGAGGCGTTGGATGCATACACAGATTCATGAGTATAGAAGATCAAGTAGAACAAGTGCAAGAATTAAAGAATTCAGTATCTACAATGCATAAGTATTGGAATGATGACTATACTGAATGGAAAAAAGATCCATCTCGAGTTCCTGTTATGGCAGCGGTCGGAGCTAATGGAGATTATTACGAAAGAGCAGTTGCGCTTATAGAAGCAGGAGCAAATATTATTCTTATTGATGTTGCTCATGGACACCATAAAAATGTCAAAGACGCTTTATACCAAATCAAAGCAATCGATCGTAAAGTTGATGTAATCGCCGGCAACATTGCTACTCGTGAAGCCGCTATAGATCTTCAAGAATGGGGCGCAGACGCACTAAGAGTGGGTATCGGAGGCGGCAGTCTATGTACTACAAGAATTAAAACAGGATTTGGAGTGCCAAACGTAACGTGCTTGCAAGACATAATAGAAATATCGAAAGTGCCTGTCATCGCAGACGGAGGAATAAGATCAAGCGGAGATATCGCCAAAGCTTTGGCATTGGGAGCATCAAGCGTAATGATCGGATCTATAATAGCAGGCACATCGCAAAGTCCTGGACAAGTACAAACAA